GCGGTGGTGGGCCTCCATCGAGGTAGCGTCGCCTGTGGTGACCGGCCAGTCTCCAAACACTGATTCCATCCGGAGTTGACGCTCTGTTGGGGTCAGTCCTTTGACAGCATGGGGAACATTGTAAATGCAATCGTCAATTGCAGTTCCCACGGGGCCTGTCGCAGACTTAAGAACGTCTTGGACGAAAGTGATGATTCGTGGCCATTTGATCAACCCATCGGGCGTTCCATCGTGGTGTGGCTCAAACTTAATGAAGATCTTCCGTCGCATTTGGTCAGACGTCACTAACCCGGATGTGGCAGCCTCCCTCAATACCTGTTTTTGCTTGTCACTGTATGATGTCTTCTCCAGCCATGTGTCAATACTCAAATCAGTTCTAGGGTCGATCTGAGAGTATGTTTGACGGACATAGGCGGCAAAGAATCGGCGGAAATCGTGGCCAATTGTAGGGTCAATTGGTGGCATCTCACGCGCAATACGGTGATGAAGCCCTGCCGCGATGGTGAGCCTATCCTTGGATGAATAGTACGGCAGAGATACGGGTTGGCCGTCCAGGTGGACGTAGCACCGGAAGAGTTGGCCGACAATCGAGGGATGGGAAACCCCCGACCACTTTTGGACTCTGATGGTGGAGCGGTGGCTCAGATCGTTAAGCGCTTTGAAGTGGTGATTAGGTAAGGAGCCGATCTGGCAACCATATATGTACAGGGCGCTGCTCCTACCTGCCTCGGGAGTTTGTGAGGGTACTGAGAGGACTTTGTTCAGTACCCGGATTGGAAATGTTGACGAACTGATAAGGGAAGGCCCTCACGAGCTGCACACTGCGCTGCCAGCACCAATAGGTAGGCCTTGGGAGTGCGGCTTGCCTTGGTCCGATCGTATCCAATATGGGAAATGGTATCGGTGAGGCTACCGCAACGAAGAACACCCCGACCCGAAAGGAAGGCGTCCGGCCGATTGGCGTGGTGGAAGAGCGCGAGCGACACGTCGGGGATCGTCTCGGTGGTGAGTCGACGCTTGATCAGGTCGAGTGGTCGCTGGAATGGCCCGGTTAGGCGTTGATCCCAAGCAACCTGGAAACTCGTAGACCAGGTGACTGTTGTGAGCACGTCCCGCTCTGTGATGGGGGTGTGGGCGAGAACAGAGTGCCGGAAATCGTCATCGGCAAACTGAACTCCTTCCACCGGTCTGGCTCCGGATGTGGTAACTTCATGGACGTGGCAGTACAATAGACGCCTGGAAGCTTTGATCATCGACGAAAAGCCAATCAGTGGGGCCATGAACCAAGCTGGGGCCAGCGAGGCCAGGGAATTGTGGAGGACATGTTCGAGCAGACCCCGGTGGTACGGCAGGTTTGCCCAGCGTTCGTGTTCCCACACGACGACCACACGGAGCGGGTATTGCCACCACGGTAAGTGCCTGGCGTATTCGACGAATTCGAACCAACCAAACAACGTCCCGTCAAGCGTACCAAAACAGCGTTCGATAACTGTCAGTACAGCCTGTGTGGCACTACCCGGCTCCGCGCGTTCTAACGCCGAGCGCACCCACCCCGGTGCTATCCCCCTTTTTGCCTGCTCCTCCCATGCGATGTTCCAATTCCAAAACCCCATGTGCGTTAACGCACTGAGGCTAGAACTGGCGAAACAGCAAAGAGCTGCCAACTTGAACAAAATGGCAAGATCTGAAAGCTGTTCCTCGGTGAACATAGCACGGTAAGGGTTGACCGGTTGGTCAAGAAAACTCTCGGCTGTGGAACGCCAAGTGAATTCCAGGGAGTGATCGCCTAGGTACGGCAGATACTCAGGGGGTTTGGGCTGCGCGAGTTTCTGAGCCGGCGGGGTCCCTCCATCCCCACGCGGCCCCTCCTCGGCGGCCTGCCTGAACATTTCCTTCGCGGCGTCCTGCGCAGCCTGGGCTTGTTGAACGGCGGCTTTGACACCACCAGCCACATGGCCAGACCTTTTGGAAGCTCTGGGGCGCTGTTTCCGGTCTTTGAACTCCTTATCAGCGCGAGCTTGGTCTTTGGCAGGTTTTTTGCCCCGCGAAGGCTTCCGCGATGAGGAACCACCCCCGGTTCCCTCATGCGGGCTGTCTGGTTTACCCTGGCCCCCAGGGACCCGCAGATAGCTCTCAATAGTGGCATCGGCGTGACTGACATCTATGGGTTGGTCGATGTCGAGTACGCGGCCAGCTATTGTGAACCAGTAGCGGTTGAGGCTTGGGAAGAGCCCAGACAAGGTACTCCGGAACGAGTCACCTACCTCCACCACACGCACCACGGATCGTTTCTCCTTCTTGCCCTGTACCACTTTCGTGTTCGGGGTGTTGATGAAGATGTTAATCCGGGTGACTGCGTGACGGTGGTAGTCACTAATCCCAGAGCCCGCTTTGGACGTTTTGGGTTCGGCAGGAACGAACCCATGGCGTTTCAGGAAGCTTCTGGTCTGAGCTCTCGCTCTACTTCCCGTGGCCTTGGCCGAAACATGCTCGGTAGCAAGATTTTTCGTGTGGCGGTATTTTTGCCAGTAATCACGTTCTCGCGTTGGATTAGCTTGTTCGGAGGCCTCACGCGCCCGCAATGCAAAACCTGTCCCAGGGGCCCCCTGAGCCATGTTCTGCACGCGGCCGTCCTTCCAGGCTCGATTGGCCGCGGGAATTTCTTCCCAGCGACCTCTCTCACCCTTTCGAAGCTCAACCAAGACGTTGGCTATCGGAGCTCGGGAGGTTGAATCAGCCCTCGGTAAAGATACA